AGGGAAGAAGATTAATTAATTAAATATGAAAAAGGTAGAAATAGGTGGTCAGAAACGACCAATTAGATTTAGTTATTTAGCTTTAAAAGACATCTGTAACGATTGTAACTTAAAGTTAAATCAAATGGACCAGTTGGGAACAGAGATAGACCACGTTGGTATTATCGCCTACTATGGTCTAAAATATGGTGCTAAAAAGAATGGAGAAGAGTTTAAGTACAAAGTTCGGGATATTGAACAATGGATAGACAATGAAGAATTTGACAAGATAAATGAAATTTTTGAAGCATTTAAATTAGACCAACCTCAGAAAAAGGGAAAGTAGGAGAGGGAGAGGAAATTATAAGTGAAGAGTCGGGTGAAGTAGATTGGGATAAGCTAGAAGAAATTGGATTGGGAATGTTGGGGTTAAATGATGAAGAATTATATGATTTAACTCCACGTTCACTTGATAATAAAATAAGAGGTTTTAAAAAGTACAATGAGCAATCCTCTCAAAATCAATGGGAACAAACTAGACTCATTGTACATAGTTCTTTTGCACCTCACTCTAAACACAAACTTAAACCAAAAGAGTTAATGCCTTTCCCTTGGGATAAAAAATATCAGGTTAATAAAGATATAGCTAGTAAAGAGCATATTAAAGAAGTATTAAAAAAATACAAATTATCAGAACCTAAAAAAATAAAGACTTAAAATGGGTGGAGTTAAAACTATATCGATAATTGTAGCAGCTAATATCAAAGGCTTAGAATCAGGTCTTAAAGGTGCTAATAAATCTATAGCAGGTTTTGCATCTAAAGCAGCTAGAGTAGGCTCTATGTTGTCTTTTGGTGTCACAGCACCATTAACAGCTTTAGGTAAGTCAGCATTTGATACATTCTCTCAATTTGAGAATGGTATGATGAAGGTGAAAACTGTTACTGGGGCTAGTGCTGACGAGTTAAAGATGCTTACATCTGAGGCTAAACGATTAGGTGCAACAACTCAATTTACAGCTTCACAAGTAGCCGATTTACAATTAGTTTTAGGTCGTAAAGGTTTTGACCCGACTGCTATTAAAGATATGGAGGGGTCTATATTAGACCTTGCTTTAGCTACAGGAGAAGATTTATCTCTTGCAGCAGAAACTGTATCAGCATCAATTAATGCTTTTGGATTAGAGTCTAGTGCAGCATCAAGTGTAGCCAATACTTTAGCTTCAGCAGCAGCAAATTCTTCTATTCAACTTAGTACATTTAGTACAGCTTTTGGTCACGCAGGTTCTTCGGCTAAAGCAGTAGGTGTAGATATAGAAGAATTATCTGCTATGATGGGTGTCTTAATGGATAATGGTATTAAGGCAAGTAAAGCAGGTACAGGACTTCGTAAAGCCTTTATAAGATTAAATGAAGAGGGTATTCCTTTTGGACAAACTTTAGATAGGCTGTCTGAAGGCTCAATGGGTTTAACAGAGGCTCAAGGATTAGTTGGTGATACTGCTGCTAATCAACTAATGATATTAGCTCGAAACAGAGAAAAAATCTCTGAGTTAACTACGGAATATCAAACAAACACGGGCAGACTTAGAGAAATGGCTGATGCGATGGGTAAAACAACTCACGCTAGGATAAAAAAGATGCAATCTGCTATTGAGGGAATGAAGTTAGAAATGGGAGCATTAATTGCAGATGCCATAACTCCTATCATAAATAAAATAACATCTTTAGCAGGTGCTTTTACAAACTTAGATGATAGAACTAAAAAAATAATATTAGTTATTGCAGGTGTCGCAGCAGCTATTGGACCTATGTTGTTAATTGTGGCAGCAGCTACAGCAGCCTATGGTTATTTAGCTGTAGCTATTGGTGCTTTAACAAGTCCTATAGGTTTAGCTGTAGCAGCTTTACTTATAATCCCAATAGCTTTAAAATACATTGTAGATAATTGGGAGGCTTTTTCTGAAAGATTGAGTGATTGGAGTTGGTGGAAAAATATGCTAATTGATATGCTAAGATTCTTTGTAAGAATTAATCCATTTAATCAAATAATAGAAGGTTTTAATTTTGTTTTACGTTATCTTGGTAAAAACGAAATCCCAAATCCTTTTGACACTTTAAATGAGGCTTTAGTAGGTTTAAAAGATGAAACTAAAGAGTATGAACACGAATTTGGTAGTCTAACCGACTCTATTAAAGATGGAGTTAAAAATTTAGGAATAGATTTACCTAACATATTTGGTAATACTGGCACATCTAAAAAACCTCAAAAAGAAGAACCAAAAACAAGAAGTTTAAAAGAAGCTTACGATGCTATTTTTGGTGAAGGAGCTTGGGATGCTTATCAAGAAGATATAAGGCTAAAACAAGAACAAGAAGCTAATGCTCAAAGGTGGACAAACGCACTTAGTCAAATGGGTTTATCTATAGCTAATAGTTTTGCTAGTTCTTTTGCTGATGTATTATTAAGTGGAGACAATTTATTGCAAGGTTTAAAAAAAATATTTATAGATTTAGCTAAACAAATATTAGCTATGATAATTAAGGCTGCTATACTTTCTGCTATTCTAAGCACGATACCTGGATTGGGTCAAGCATCTGCTGCTAGTGGTGCATTTGGTGGAGCTACAAATTTTAGTGGTATATTACAATCAATGATGGGTGATTCATTTGCTAGTGGTGGTCAACCACCTTTAGGTAAAGTCAGTCTCGTTGGTGAGGCAGGACCTGAATTATTTGTACCAAATCAAAAAGGAACTATTATACCTAATGGTGATTTTGGTGGACCAAGTATACCTGATGTAAAAATAACAGGTGATGATTTATTAATTGTATTTGATAGAGCTAATAGAAGAAAAGATAGAAGGTAATGGCATACGGCAAGTATAAAACATCTCAAATAAAAGGTCAGGCAGGTACAAATTGGCAAGTTGAGATTTGGAAAAAGGGATTTAATGTTATACCATCGGTAGGTGATGAAGTTGGTGGTGGTGTTGTTTTTCACGTTTCATCAACAAAAATTTATGTAGTTGCTAAAGAAGATATATCAGATGGTGGCACTACCACATTTGATTGGGGATGTATGGGGACTGATATAAGTTCAGCAGAAGGAACAGCAGTAGGGACGGGTCAAGCTAATACTGCCCAAATAGTTGCAGCCTGTAGTTCAACTGATATTGCAGCTTATATGTGTTCTAACTTAACATTAAACACTTATAGTGATTGGTTTCTACCATCAACAGGTGAGTTAGCATTAGTATATGACAACAAATCTACATTAGAATCGGTTGCAGGTTTTTCTGCTTTTGGTTCTAATAATTATTGGACTTCAACACAATCAAATTCAAATAGTGCTAATGTAACTTTTTTCTTTAATGGTAATCAACCTGCATACAACAAAAATCAATCTTACAAAGTTAGACCAATTAGAAGTTATACATATACTCCTATAACTGAGTTTACACCACAAGGAGAGGGTTTTGAAATTAAATGGACTGGGCAAGGTGGTACAAGAGATAGGGAGTTTTTAGCGTCAGAATGTGTTTTAAGTTTATTTGCTGAAAATGATTCTGATGAGGCTTTTATTTATGATGTATTTGAAAAAGGAGATAAAGAATATTTTATTAGAATATACAAAAATAGTGTAAGTAATGCTAACATTTGGTGGTTTGGTTGGGTGCAACCCTCATTTGATGTATTATCAAACGAACCATATCCTTATCCAGTAAAAATAATAGCTACCGACTCAATAGGGGTATACAAAGAAAGGGGTAAGGATGTATTAACTCCATCTGATTGGGCAGCAGCAGATAGAATTAACAATCATATAAACGACTTTGGTACTACAATGTCACTTTACAATCTATCTCCAGGTAGTGTGGCTTCAGGTGACTTAGCTCCTGCACCTTATCAGCATAAATGGTTTAAAACAAGTGTAGATTGGTGGAGAGATGGTGATACATACCAATCTAACGACCCTTTTTATTTGTATTACATTACTTCGGCAGCATATCGTAAAGACGCTGAGAAAAAACCATATAACTACAAGAAGTACGATGTTCTTAAAGGTTGTATGAAAACATTTAATACAGTTGGGTTTTTAAGTGATGGGCATTATAATTTTATACAACCAAATAATTTAGCAGGAAGTCTTACGGGTGATGTAAGAATGTACCCTTATTTAGGGTCTGATAATGAAGTTCCATCTTCAGGTGTTGGTGATGTAACTACATTATTAGAAATAGACCAAACACAAAATGCTAATAAAGGAACAGTATTAGCAGGAGCTAATATAACTTTTGAACCATTATTTAAAAGTGTTACAGTAGATTTTATAAATGGTAACACATCTTTTAATGTTCCTAATGGAGTTGATTTAACATCTCCCTTTACAGCAGGTCAACTTCAAGCAGCAGATGCTGATATAGGTAGTTTAGGTTTAAGTTTTTCTGCACTACATTTTGAAACTTTTTCTTTTACTCCTGCAACAGGTCGCACTTTAGAGAATTGGGCAATTAGAACTATAGGTACTTTAAAAATAAAACACGGGACGGGTTCAAGTTCAAGATGGTTAAAAGAATTTGGTTTAGGTTTTGTGTGGGAGACTACGGAGCAATCTATTACATTAAAAAGAGGTAGAAATATTGGTAATGCTAATGGAGGTCCAAATTCAGGTGGTACTTATGGTATGACTACCAGTAGTTCATTATCAAATACAGTAGAGGACCCTGATGATGAGTACCCTTGTAATATAGAATATAATTCTTCTACAGGGCAATATACAGCTCGAACAAGAATAAACTTTCAAACTTTTAGTGGAATACCTATACCTCAAGTTTCAGGAGATATAACAATAGAGTTAAATTGTAGTAATGATTATTGGCAATTTGATGATGATGCAGGTACTCCTTATATTACAGCGACTCCCTCTGGTAGTATAACTAAAGTTACTGAAGCCAATGGTATCAGTATGATTGCTTACGACACCCAAGCACTTGATGGTCAAGTAGGTTTAACTTATACAACAGCTCAAGACGCTAATGAAGCTTACGAAGATTATGATTTAGGTGAAATTACTACAGGATGTACTACAGCAGGAGGTACTAATTTTAGTAATTTAATTTTCTCAGTTAAATATAATTCAGGGTCAAATTTATTAGTAGCTTCACAAGGCTTTAGACGAGCAAACTCAGGTTCTTTTTTAAATATATCACAGCTTTTAACTCAAGAGTTTTTAGAATTACAAACAGAACCTTTAGAGATATTACAAGCAGATATATTTAGTCCCGATATATCACCATTAAAATATATAAAATATTCTATAAATAATGATGGTTCTTATAAATACTATCAATTTTTAGGTGGCACATTTAAAGCTCAAAGTGAAACTATGAGTGGCGAATGGTTTAAATTAAGTTCAGGTACAGTAATTACTCCTGACCCCCCTGATGAAATATATCAACAAGAGTTTAGACCTGTTTTTCAAGAGCTAGGTAAATCTATTAGGTCTAATTCAGGTCTTATTGGTGATGATAAATCTAACAATGCTTATGGTTCTCTTGCGTCTGATTTGCCTGAGAATACTGCTGACACCAAAGTCACTTTAGCTTCTGCTAGTAAAGGTAAAATATATGATGGTCAAAAATTATTACTTTGCTACCCTGATGGCAGTAATCCATTAACATTAACAGCATCAGGTGACTCTACAACAAGTGACACACAAATTGATTTATCTTCATTTACACCTGACAAAGATTACCCTGCAGGTAGTTTATTAGTTCCTTTAACTTATGACCTAACCAACGTAATAACAGGCGGTGGCGGTGGAGGCACTCCTGGTGGCTCAGACACACAAGTTCAATTTAATGATGGTGGTTCATTTGGGGGGGATAGTGGATTAACTTATAATAAATCTACCGATACATTAACAACTACAAATATAGTAGCACAAGATTTAGATATAACAGGTTCTTCTAATGCTTTAACTATAAATTCTACTACAGGTAATGTGGCTATTAATGCTTCTAGTACTGATGCTGATTGTATTATTAGAGTAGCAGATAACTCAACAGCAGGAACTAATGTTATTGGTTTTGTAGCTACTGGAGATGATTCTGTAATAAGAAATGATGAGGGTAACTTAAAGGTTAAAATGGATAATAATTCCGATGTAACTTTAAATTTAGACCAATCAGGTAATTTAAGAATTACTGGTTATTATCAAGGTACTAATACTGGCTACAAGACTTTTTGGAATACTACTGATTCTCTTTTATACTACTATCTAAATCCTTCAGACTTTAATCTATCATCTAATTCAAGTGTAAATATATACTCAAGAGATAAAGGTGGAAGCGTTGTGTCAAGTGCTTATGATAGTAGGGCAGATGACACTATGGCTTTTGTTAACTTGCCTGTAGGTTATAAAATAAAAGACTTAATAGTATATAGTAATGTTAATATAACATTTGTATTAGAATATGGTAGTTATAATGATGATACTGTTACTAGCATACAATCAGGAGGTACAACAAATTCTGCCTTAATTCTTTCTAGTGCAGAAACTATAGACGAAAGAAGATATTATATTATAAGGGTAGAATATACGGCTACAACTGATGAAATTTGGGGTGGTAGAATTACGCTAGAAAAAGTATAAAAGGGAGTTTGATTGTAGTTTGTTTTTTAGCTACCTTTTCGATAGGCTACTTTCACTCCCTTATTTTAAATTAAATATGAAGAAACTAACACACATATTACTATTATGGATAATAACAACAAATGTTGTAAATGCACAACTTCTAAAGTTTTCTACTTTTTATGCAAGTTTTTCAACCTCTGCTCCGTTTGCAGAGAATCAAGCGTTCCTTGTAAATGGTGTTGCAGGGTCGGGTCAGCTTGTGGAGACAACTCAGATAAGCAAACCAAACCGAAACGTAAGCGTAGGTCTAAGAAAGATTGCTAGATTTGATTATCAAGTAAAGCAAGGTCAATTCTATACGGGTAATGAAAATGAAGTAAGTGATTTTGCTACCATAAGTAATGCCCCTGGAATAGAGTACTTGTTAGAATACACTTCTGTAAGAAATAGAGGTATTGTATTTGAACAGCACGAATATAAGGTAAGGTACATATCTAACAACTTTACAACTAAAGCTGCTTATGTTAATGATGGTTTAATTGATTTAAAATATACTTTAGGTGAATTTAGGGTAAGAAAAAATTTTGGTGGGTTAGACCTTACAGCAGGAGTTGCTCATCGTTCTCATCCTGTTTACGGATTTTCACCTATTGAGGCTTGGTTTGCTATACCTGAGAATAAACATTGGTGGCAATTAGCTTATGAATTTGGTTATTATGATGATGATAATCATAATTGGTATTATGAAGATGAATTAATTGCACAATCTGACCCTGAGTTTTATCAATATCATTTTGGTAACGCAGTAAATTCTTATAATAGAAGGGAATTAAAATACTTAGGTTTGCAACAGGAGTTATCTTGTGTATTGGGTGCTGATTATTATTACTATCAAAATAACTTGTGGTTACACAGTTGGGCATCTATTTACCCTATACATAAAGGTTTAAGCGATTACTCTTATGAATACCCAGGTGATAAAACAGAATATGATTTAGGTCTAATTTTTGGTTGTAAATTAAATAGACACTTTAGTATATTTGTAGAAGGTAGAAAACTTAAATATTGGGATATAGAATCCTATGAAATGAGAACAGGAATAAATTACATAATTTTTTAAAAAAATGAAAGAGTTAAACGAAGATACTACACTTAAATTAAGTATAAAAACTCTAGCAGGAATAGCTGTATTAATATTCACTTTGGTTGGTATGTGGTTTACACTACAGTCAGATATATCAGAGGCAAAGGAATTACCTCTACCTCCTGACCCTGAAGTAACTCGTATGGAATTTGATATGAAGGACCAACTTATACGTCAAACAATTATGTCTACTCAAGAAGATGTAGTAGAAATAAAAGAAGATATAAAGCTAATCAAACAAAAATTATATGAATAAGCTAATATTTATATTACTACTACCTTTAACTACTTTTGGGCAAGATTTTGTAAATTCTTCTGAGTTTAATTCTAAAATAGCTAAAGGTATTTCTGTGGTGGAGTTTTGGGCAGAGTGGAATAAATCTAATGAAACAGACTTTTTAGATAAATTAAAAGATTGCAATAGTTATAAGCTTTGTATTGTTAAAAACTCTTCTGTTCAAAAAGAATATAATGTTTCTGCTATTCCAACTATTATTATATTTGATAATGGAACAGAACAAAATCGGTTCACTCCTAATATAATGATGCAACTTCAGGCGACTAAAAAAGATGTTCAATCAGTAATAAATGAAATAACTTTTAATAAATTCCAATAATAATGAAAAGAAAACCAACAGAAATACAAACTTTAATACTTTGTATAGTGTTATTGTTTATGTTTATAATAGGCGTTAGTAGCGTAAACGCCCAACAACAACCAGTTTTTATAGAGTGTACAGCAGGTGATTATCCTGATGAAATATCTTGGGAAATTATGGACTGTGATGGTGATATAATTACATCGGGTGGCTCACCATTTTTAGGTGCTGCCATACTTCCTCCACATTACATTATATTTATGGAGGATAGCTATGGAGATGGTTGGAATGGTGCTTATCTTAGTATTAACTTAGTAGAGTATGGTTTTTTATCTGATGTAGATTGGATAGACTCTATTGGTACT